TTCGACTGCCTGGTCCACCGTGGAGAACATCGTTGCCGGGCCGGTCAAGTGGATCGCAAACGTCGCCTACAGCGACGGCATCGAGAAGGTGTGGAATGCCGTCGCCGGCATCCTGCACGAAAAGAGCCTCAAGCTGCCGGACATCCATTTCGCGTCCGGTGGTGTGGTGCCTGGCAAGCACCACCAGGACAACGTGCCGGTCTATACGACACCCGGCGAAGGCATCCTGTCTCTGCACGGCATGGGTGCACTCGGCAATGCGCTGGGCATGCACCCGCACGCCGCGCTGCACGCCCTCAACGGTGGCGCGAACAACGGCAGCAGCAGCCACTTCCTGCTCGGTGGCCTGCCTGGCATCGGCCTCGTTAAGCGCGGCCTGCACGACGTGACCCACAACCCGCTGACGAACGCTGTGGGCAACGTCGCCAAGTCCGGGCTGGATGCCCTGGCGCATATGGCACGCGGCGCGATGGCTGCTGTTGCCGGGCCGATCCTGCACGGCATCGAGAGCGCCGCCGATCACACGCTCGGCGGCATGGGCGGCATGGGCCAGCTGCTCGACAAGCTGCTGCACAACCGGATCGACGCCTTCCTCAACTGGATCAAGGGCAAGGACAGCCAGGCCCCGGCCGGTGGCACTGTCCAATACACCCCGACCGCAGGTGTGGAGCAGTGGCGCGGCACGGTACTGCAAGCACTGCAGCTGCTCGGACTCTCACCGACCCTGGCAGACCGGGTGCTGCGGCAGATGCAGACCGAATCCGGTGGCAACCCGAACATCATTCAAGGCATCCAGGACATCAACAGCGCCACCGGCAACCTTGCTCGCGGGCTGATGCAGGTCGTCCCAACGACGTTCGCTGGCTACCACGTCCCCGGCACCAGCAACAGCATCTATGACCCGCTGGCGAACATCGCGGCCGGGCTGAATTGGGACATGCACAAGTTCGGTGGGAACCCTGGCCTGGTGGACCTGGGCCAAGGCCACGGCTACGACATCGGTGGCTACCTGCCTCACGGCCTGTCCCTCGCGTACAACGGGCTGCCCACCAGCAAGCGGGAACTCATCATGCCCGAGGACGTGATGGTTGCCGCGATCCGCAAGGAAATGGCGATGGCGGGCGGCGGCGGCTCGACCATCCACATCGAGAAGCTGGAAATCAACAACCCGGTGGACGGCCTGGACTTCAAGAAGCAGCTCAAGGACGGCATTGACGAGTGGCACCAGGAGCGCAAGGAGAGGAAGGCTGACCCACGGTGGCCCAGCTGATATGGGGCTCGTTGCTGACGCTGCTTCGGCCGGCGAGCGGTGCGACCCCGCAGCCATCGGGGCAGCCACCGTTCGTAATGACCGGCGACAAGGGCAGCCAGATCACGCTGCCTTTCGCGCCGCTGCCGGTGCAGCACACCCGAGTCATGGGCTGGGAAACTGTGGTGCGCTCCGGGCGTGGCCGATCCCCGCTGCTGCTGCAGTCGAATCCGGGCCTCAACACGCAGACGTTCAGCCTGACGGTGGCACGCCCGGACCCGCAGGAGGACATTGAGGATTTGCTGGACGCGCTGTCCGCGGCGGCTGAGGGCACCGAGCGGTGGACAGTGAGCTATGGCCCGCAGGAGAAGGGGCTGTGGCGCATCACCAGCTTCGATTTCTCCATCACGCAGCGGCAATACCTCACGAACCTGGCGACCAGGGCGACGTGCAACGTGACGTTGACGCAGGCCGGGTCTACGCAGCAGCTGGGACCGACGCCGTGGAAGCCGACACCACCGACGCCACCACCGGGCAGCACTCCCCCTGCGCCGAATAGCAACGACCCGGCTGTGGTCGCGTTCTTCAACGCCCTCAAAAACGACCCGCAAGCCGCTGCCTACTTCCAGTCGATGCACAACCTGCAGGCGCAGATCAAGACGGACAGCACCCGGCCATCCACCTACACCGTCAAGAGCGGTGACACGCTGTCCGGTATCTCGGTGAAGTTCTACGGCAGCACGAAATTCATGCCGCTGCTGTGCTTGCTCAACAGCGTCCGCGACCCGAACTCGATCAAGTCCGGGCAGGTGCTCAAGCTGCCGGGGCCGGCGACCTGATGGGCCGCTACACCGAGGACGGCCAGATTTCCTCACTGGTCACGAACATCGGGCCGTTCCCGTGGGAAGTGCTGCCGCTCGTGCAGGACTGCCAGCTTGACCTGTCCACGCAAATGACGAGCCAGCTGACGCTTTCGATCCTCGACCCGGATATGGACCTGCTCGGCAAGGGCTTCTTCATGCCTGGCTGGGCGGTGTCGCTCGGCGGCCAGTTCTTCCAGGTGCGCACCCGGCAGATGCAGACGATCGGCACCCAGCTGGGATTGCAGATCGTCGCTAACAGCCAGGGCGTCTGCAAGATGATGGACGAGAAAGGGCCGCTCGTCCGGCAGCACATCAGCCCGACCGATTACATCGCTGCTGACGCGAAAGCATGCGGGCTGCAGTTTTACGGGCAGCCGACCGCTGTGCGGTCAAGCATCGTGCGCACCAGTGATCCCACCACCCAGCAGTCCGCGTGGGATGTGGCGCAACAGCTGAGCCAGGAGGAAGGCTACTGGCTGTATGAGAGCGCCAACTGTGTCTACTTCGGGCAGCCGTCCTGGCTGGCATCCAACCTCCCCCGGTATTTCGTCCGATGGAAAGGTGAGGAAACCACCGACCCGATCGTCACGGTGCCACTGATGCGGCAGAGCTTGGACGACCCCAACTCGGCAGCCACTGGCACCTTCACGGCCGAGCCGGATAGCTGCGAGACGTTCATTCCTGGCATCGCAGTGCAGCTGGAAGGCATCGGCACCGGCCAGGGCTCATTCGACGGTGTGTACCTCGTCACCAGCTTGTCGCTGGACCTTGACGGTAAGAGCCCCGGCACCATCAACCTCGCGCAGCCGAACGACCCGGTGCCCGGCAACAGCAGTCAGGTGCAGAAGCCTGTCCACTCAGGCACCTACAAGGCGCAATACCCGTACGTCGCGCCCGGCCCGCTTTCCGGTAAGAGCTGGACGTGGTTTGCCACCGGCAACATCAAGGGCAGCATCGCAGCCGGTGTCAACATCTACGGCACGACCGGCAGCGATGTCGTCGCACCAGCTGCAGGCACTGTCGTCAAGACCGCAACCTCATCCGGGCCTGGTGTGCGCATCGCCGCTGGCGGCAACCTGTACGTCGAGATAACGCACATGCAGACCGTGAATGTCAGGCCAGGGCAGACCGTGGCACGCGGCCAGGTGATCGGCACCATGCGGGCCAGCAGCGGCAACAGCGCGTACGCGCACGCCCAGGTGTTCAACGGCAGCACACAGATCGACCCGACCGACTACTTCCCGGTCGTGCCATGACCGCGATCGGCGTAGTGACACAGATCGACGCTGGCACCGGAGAGGTGTGGGCTGAGCTGTCACGTATCGCGCCTGGCTTCCACATCGGCCCGATGAAGGTGCTGGGCGAGATGCCATCCGCGATCGGTGACCTGGTGGCTGTCGATGAGGTGCAAGGGCAGCGCGGCACCTGGTTGTGTTTCGGTGCGATCACGGGCGGCGTGCCGGCGAGCGGCGGCTCGAGCTCGGTGGTCGAGAGCATCCATTTCACGATCCCTGGCCCGCTGACCGTCGCCAGCCCCTCCCAGCTACTGCTGCCGATCGCCGTGGACTCGACGTTCCTCTCGCTGCAGCTGGTGCTGGCCGGTGCCGCATCCGGCGGCGCAGTCTCGTTCGACGTGCTCTACAACGGGACCGCGCAGAACCCTGACGCCGCCATGACGAGCATTTATGGCGCGAGCAAGCCTGCGATCACCAACGGCGGCCGAGGCTACTGGAATGGCATCGTGCCTGCCAGCACCGCGTTCATCGCTGACAGCCTGCTGCGCGTCGATGTGCTGTCTGTCGGCGGCACCAGCCCCGGCAAGGGCCTGACTGGTGTGCTGCGGCTGCAGCAGGCGGCACCGCCGACGTAAACGACCCTCCACGGTATGCCGTGATGATCGGGGCATGATGGGCCTGTGCAGCCTATCCTCGCGCATCCGTTTCGTGTCGTCGGGAATGCGGTGGTAACCGTTGACCCGGCGAGCGACGACGGCCAGGCGCAGCTGCTCGCGGTGCTGCTCACCACCCGCAAGGGTGAACGGCAGCTGCAGCCCGCGTTCGGTGTGCCTGACCCGGTGTTCTCCACCTACGACGTGTCCGCGGTGAACGCGGGCCTGGCGATGTTCGGCCCGGACGTGCAGGTGACCGACATCGAGGTGACGCAGCAGAGCGAAACCGTCGAGGCCGTGCAGGTCAACTACCTCCCGAGGGGCCGTTCGTGACCACACCTGTTGCACCGCAAAGCCCCGACCTCACCCCGTACGCCGGGCTGACGCTTGACGATCGCAGCCCCCAGGACTTCATCGACCTGGCGCTGCAGGACGCCCTGAGCAAGATGCCCGGTTACAAGCCGATGCAGGGCAGCACCGAGGTGGTGCTGATCGAGAACCTGGCGCTCATCATCGGTGAGCTGGTGCAGCGGCTCAACTTCGTGCCGCTCGGCGTCACGAAAGCACTGCTCGCGCAGCTGTACGGGCTGCCGCGCAGCCTGGGCACCGCCGCGAAAGCAAGCGCCCTGTTCACCCTCGCTGACACGAAAGCGCATGTCGTTCCGGCCGGGACGCGGGTCGGGCTGTCCATCGCGGGCACCATGTTCCTGTTCACCACCGACCAGGATTTGACGATCGCTGACGGTGCAGGCCAGGGCACGGTCGGCATCAGCGCGGTCGATTTCACCGACCAGGTGAACGGTGTGGCGCAGGGCAGTGTGCTGCAGCTGGTGGACAGCGTGGCGTACGTCCAGACGGTGACGCTGGCGACCACCTTGTCAGGTGGCACGCTGCCTGAGACGGATGATGCCTACCTGAACCGTGGGGCGCAGGTGCTTCGCCGGCTGACCTCGACCCTGGTCACCCCGGACAACTTCATCGCGCAGGCGCTCACCGAGGCGTACGTGTTTCGGGCCACGGCCGTTGACAACTACGACCCGACGACGCTGGTAACCCCGGACGCACCGACGCTGGGCACCGCGACGACCGGTGGCACCTTGGCTGCTGCGACCTACGGTTACCGGATCACGCAGACCGGTGGGCCGGGCAATGGGGAGACGCTGCCCAGCGCCGAGGCGACGATCGTGGTCCCTGCTGGCACCGCGACCAACGTGGTCACAGTGTCCTGGCCGACACTGCCGAACGGCAGCAAGGTCAACGTGTACGGCCGCACAGCTGGCGGCGAGCTGCTTCTTGCCAGCGGCATAACGGCGACCAGCTGGACGGACACCGGCAGCATCAACCCGGCCGGTGCGCTCCCGGTCAGCAACACGACCGGCGGAACACCTGGTGCGGACCCTGGCAACATCGCGGTCGCCTGCCTGGACGCCAACGGCAACCCGCTCGCTGCCAGTGACAAGAACGCGCTGCTAGCCGTCCTGCAAGGGCAGGCCAGCGCGAACCTTGCGGTGCACATGATCGACCCAACAATCACCCCGGTAGCGGTCACCGCCACTGTCGTCGCCATCAAAGGCGCTGACACGAACGCCGTCATGCTGGCAGCGGAAGCTGCGCTGCAGGCGTACCTGTCACCGAAAACCTGGCCGTGGGCTGGCACGGTGCGCGTCAACGAGCTCATCAGTCTGCTCGACCAGGTGCAGGGCGTCGATTACGTCGTCGGGGTCACAGCCCCGGCCGGCGACCTTGCGCTACCTGGTGCCGCCCCCCTCGCGTCGTACGCGACGCCGACGATCACGGTGAACCCGCAGTGAGCCTGCCAGCTGGCGCGCCTAGCGTCCACCCGACCACTGAGCGGTGGTATGACCTGCTGCCTGAGCTGTACCAGGTCGCTGACGTGTCCCCCGGCGGCACCATGACTTTCCCGCTGCTGCGCTTCATGAGTTTGCTTGGTGACCACCTGGGCGAGGACACCGACATCATCGGTCGGATCGCCATGCGGCTCATCAACGGCATTGAGAGCAGCCAGCTGGTGGACCCGGTGCTCGCGGACGCCGGATGGCTGCTGTGGATGGCGCAGCTCGTCGGCGCGAAAGTCAGCAGCTATGACCCTGAGCAGACGTTGCGGGCCATCATCGCCAGCGCGAGCAGTGGCTGGCGGGCCGGTACGAAGGACAGCATGGCGGCGGCGGCACGCACCCAGCTGACCGGTTCGCAATACGTCGAAATCCTCGACCATCAGACGAGCACCGGGCCGGGTGGCCAGTGGGATGTGCTCGTCAAGACCCGATCGGTTGAGACGCCGAACAACCAGGCTGTGCTGGACGCGATCAGTGCGGCCGGTGTGAAGCCTGCAGGTGTCGTCCTGCACATCGTGCACACCGCCGCATCCTGGGATGCGCTGGAAGCCGCGTACCCGACCAGCGACCAGTGGGACGCCCTCACCTGGGATGAGATCGAGTCCACCACGGACAGCGGCGCGGTGCTTCCACCATCCACGCAGACACCGGGCCAGAACATCTATCCGGGCAGCACGACCTACCCCGGATAGCGGCGACACGGGCATAACCGACCGTCC